GTTAACAGTACTATAGTACTATATAACCATAGAGGAAAGAAAACAAAGACAGCTAGGAAAGACTAGTGGAAAGGAACAAAATGAAAGTATTAGTTGCATGTGAAGAATCACAGAGAGTAACAATGGATTTTAGAAAGTTGGGGCACGAAGCATATTCTTGTGATTTATTAGATTGTTCTGGGAATCATCCGGAATGGCATATCAAGAAAGACGTCACTTTATTATTGAATGGAAATTGCATTTTTTATACAGTTGATGGAACAGAGCATGAAATTTCTGGTAAGTGGGATATGATAATTGCATTTCCGCCATGTACATATTTGACCGTTACTGGCAATCGATGGTATAATTATGAAAAGTATGGAGATAAAGCAATTCAAAGGATGCTAGATAGAAATGACGCAATCAAGTTCTTTATGACAATTGCAAATGCGGATTGTGATAAAATAGCAATTGAAAATCCCGTTGGCATAATGAGCACACAATGGAGAAAACCAGATCAAATTATACAGCCTTATCAATATGGGGATGCATACGAAAAGCGTACATGTTTATGGTTGAAGGGCTTGCCAATGCTTTCACCAACAAAAATTGTAGAGATTCCGGACAGAATCCAGTTTAAATCAGGGAAAACAATGGCGAAGTGGTATGTAGAAGCTGGCAATCTTTCAAAAGAACAAAGAGCATTAGTAAGATCAAAAACTTTTCCTGGTATTGCTAAAGCAATGGCGACTCAATGGGGAAGTGAAGAATCTATACAGAGTGAAGAAAAGCACTACGATGATTATACCAGTGAAGATTTTATTAACGCCGGCATTGCAAAAGAATGATATTTCGTTTGAAGTCTTAGAAAGATATGTAATTAGAAAATGTGATGAATTGATTCGACACAATCGTTTAAAAGCGTTCTGGTTTTCATATATTGCGCGGCAGCTTGATGATGTTAGAAGAAACACTATCTATTTATATACTCCATATTACAGCGCATAGAAATAGATGGTAATTACACAGCTGTTCTAACGGCTACACGGGAAGAAAGAAGGAATTATGAATTTATATGGAATTGAAAACAGAAACACAATTGGTAAAGCAATTATGGTAGCAGATAGCAGAACAACAGGCGATTGGCTATATAATCACAATCTTAAATATGTAACGTGGGCAGAGGTACGTGGATATATGAACGTTAATTTAACAACTGTTCATCCATATAAGGGCAGATACGGAAAAGGTTTTGTAAGAGTAGTCCCGAGTTATTATAAAGGAAAGCTTTCTACAAAGTTTATGACAATTCAATATTGGATTGAAAAGTGAGGTGTTAACATGGATAATTTAACAGTTCAAAAGAAATTAAAACTTATCAGTGATTGCATAGCCGCGGAAGATTCTGTTAGTAAGTGTCATATTGACGTTAGAAAAATGTATGCTTACTTAGCAGAACAGGCAGTAAATTCTGAAACATCAAGCGATATTAAGTCTCTTGAAATTGCAAAAATTACACTTGATTTTCTTGTAAGAGAGGTATTAAAATGAACTATTCAATAGTTGTATGGGGCTTCGATACTGATAATGACTACTACCACGACTGTGATATTATTGCAGCTAAAAGTTTTGCAGAAGCGTTTGCTTATGCTACTAATTATGCATGGCAAGGATGGACTTTTACAAAAATAGAAATTGAGTTGTTAAAAGAAAATCAGTATATTATAGAATATCATGATAGCTGTACTAATGAAAATGATATTTTTGGATGTAAAGCTGACAATGAATTAGATGCAAAGATAAAGTTTAGACTTTCTAAAGATTTTGCAGATACTAAACGGTATGACATAATCAGTGTAAAAGGAGTAAAGAAATGATTGACTATAGTATTTATATCGAAGCAACGTGTTGCGATTCAACAGGATATATTAGAAAAGTAATTGATAAAATGCCACTTATTGATGATGAATTGATAGAAAAATTTTTGAGAAAGTGTAGAAAGTATTATACAGTGATAACATGGGAAATATTGCTATTGCCTAAACGTTAATAAAAAGAGGGGTTCAACCCCTCTTTTTAATTTAGTGAAATATTAAATTCTACACCATACAACTGTATCTCATCAACACTTGTATAACTAGCGTACCCACTACCGCTTAGATCAACCAAACGGAGATAAATTGCACCGCTATCTAACTGTGTAGCATCATACGGGTTGATAGTAAGAACCGCCATGCATTGATGATAACCAGATTTGTCATGAATAATAGCATTGCAGTTGCATATACTTTGCTGATTTACAAAAGTCATGTTATGACTCATGACCTTGACAGCGGCACTTGTGAAATTCTTCGCTGGTTTAAATGCCAAATCAAGGAAACTTGCCACATGTCTAAAGCTACAATGTGCGTTGGTATTAGTCAACACAACATTCATCTTATAATCATTCAGTGTGCAATCAGTACCATCAAGTGCAAATTCGCCAACTCGATTCCATGACGCATACCCACCCATTGCCTTGTAAATCATATCTGCAATTGAAGCTTGCCCACTAGCATTAGGGTGAATATTATCAGATGCTACAACACTTACCCAACGTAAAGCACTATCTGCACCACTCAAAAACTTATATTTTCCCCAGTAAGTTTCATATAAAGTTTTAATTTCATCATATGCTTTTTGTTTTGCTACAGTTGTAAAACCGATAATAGGTGTAGCAATCCAACCAATGTAAAGTGTAGCGTTTGGCAACTGCGGCATTAAATTAAGTACATCCTTGATACCTGCGTTAACGGTTGAAGAAGCAATAAATTGATCATTCCAACCGCCAGCAACAACAACATACTTAACTTGTTTCTTTTGCTTATCAGTCAGCGTAGCAATAGCTTGTGTCAGCAATTCAGAAAAGTGAGTATTTGCACCAAATCCGCTGCCACCCAAACTTTTATTAACATAAAACTTAGCATCTGAAAAATACTTCTCATGCAAAATATCACACCACGGCTTAACCATGCCGTCAGGTGTGTACCCTTCCCCGTATGAGTCGCCAATTGTGATCAATCCATAGTCGGTTAACCATGTATCAATAATATCTGCCAATTCGCCGCTGTTTTTCAGACCGTCAAGGTATGCATCAATAGCGGCGATATAGTCCAAATTATCAATATAGTTTTGCACGTCCTGCTGCCACTTATTCCATTGCTTGTAATAATCGTCCCACTTTGTATTTAAATCTTTAGTCGTTTCAAGAATCCAATCAAGATTTAAATTGTGAAAGTCCGTATACGGAAAATTAGAAAATGCCATTGTCTACCCCCTACTTAAATTGATCTGAAGGAATCACATTGTACTGCGTGCCATCGCCGCCTTTAACCAAAATGGGCTTAAAAGCGTTATTAAAATAGCTGCTATCTGGTATTTGACCAAATTTTTCTATCGTAAATCTTATTTCAGCAGCTTTAGTTATATCAGATATATATAATGTAATATAAGATGGTGACTTAGAATTAACGACAGGAAAAACTAATCTAGTATTCCTTTGTATAGTCGCCCTGTTTATGGCTTCAATATTAGTAAGGGATGTAATATACATAGTATTGATAGTATAGCCAATAGGTAAAATGTAAACATAGTCGTTTGAAGGTGATTCATTTGCGGCCAACTTTAAAGTAATATTACAGCCATTGACAAGATTTGTCATAGTCTACCTCCTTTTTCCCAACCAAATCCATCAATCACACCAATAGAAATTGTCTCAAGCTCTTTTCCGCAATGCATGAAAAAACCATGACCAATGTCAAGCCCTATGTGTCTTCCCGTGCCGCCAAATGTTGTATAAAGTAAATCACCATCTTTAGTCTTGTCGGGAGTCGTCACATTACTACAACTGTTTATATATGCAGTCGAATACATGAACTGCCCTGTCACAAGGTTAATGAAGCCGCTGCAATCAATCAATATCTTTCCCATACAGTAAGCCTTAATCTGTGCTTTCTGCTGTGTGTTGTACTTCTTAAAATAATTTGGCTCTGCACTCCATAAAGCATCAAAAACCTCTGGCGTACATTTTTGCCCCTTCGCCCCGTAAAGGTAAGCGTACTTGTCACGGTTTTTGTAAAGCTCTCTAGCCTTAGCAATATAAGCAACGTTCTTATCAGGAATGTCATAAATCATAGTTAATTCTCCTTTTCTTTTACAATTGTTAACAATTCTGTAATAACTTTTGTGTTATTGTTTAGAGCGTCAACCCACTTAGTACTCTCAACGTCATGCTTCTCATACCATGTTTTTCGCTCCTCTCGCTGTCTCACATCAAGGGCATTCACATACCACATCACAGCGCCCAGGCATACACAAGGTACACCAACCATCTGCGCAATTTGCGCAATTGTGTTCATAATTTCCATTCTACCACACTCCTATTAAAAGTCTATCTGCATAAAGCTTACATACTTCATCAAGAAAATTGTACGCTTTAGTCAAATCAATTTCCGCTTGCATCATTTGTTGCGAAGTAGTAACACCGATGTTGCCATGTATTCTTCCCTCATGTGTTCCGTTTGTGGTTGACTCATCCAAACCATTGGTAACACTTCCTTTTGATGTATCAGCACCAAAAGTCTGGGAATCGCTTCCACTATCAGTTGTGTTATCTGTGTTAGCCACCTCAGGAGTTGAAGAATTGAAAGCTGCCACCTTATGAGTACTGTCTGACACTTTACCAAAAGTTGTTGTTACGCTTCCTTTATTAAACGTTTCTTCTGTATCTACTTTTCCCTTCTGAAAAGTGCCGTTTCCATTATCAGTCCAACTTTCCATTCTATCATAATTTTCGATTGGATTGTACTCAAGCTGTGTTACTCCCCATAAGTGGTCAATACTCCATTGTAACGACTTTGCCACACTTGTAACATGCCGTCTTAAATATTTGGGGTCTTGATATACGGGAGTCAGATCACCATATGATAGCAAAAAGTGTTCAATAAGTTGATCTCTTGAAACACCTTTAACATATATATCCGTAAAGATACTATTATCATAGTCATACAGAGTCGCTATTGGAATTATAGCTCTCATCACTTCCACCCCCTCTATTGTTAGGATACCGCAAACGTGCGCTAATGTCAAGGTTATAATGTGCGTTTACTTTGTTTAAACATTCATTGATAGTTTCCACCCACAACTCGCACTTAGACATGATAGCATTTTTACTTTCTTCAACTTCGTCTGTAATCATGCGTTCTTTCTTATCCGGTGCTGTGTAAATACCAATCTCCATATCAAATGCATGTTTGAGATTTTCAACGCTTTCCAACGCTGACTTAACTACATTATAACATTTCTCAATGTCATTGTTAAAGTACTCATATAAAGGTTTTCCTGTCTCCTTATCATATAGTGCTTGATTGATTACAACCGCCAACTTTCCCGACATAATATCATCAAACGCAACTTTAAACGTTTCCGCTGTACTTTTGTTTTTTGCTGTAAAAATAAAACCAAACTTTGCAAGCGCACATGCAACGTCATGATTTGATAAAGTCATTGACACCCTTTGCGCATACGAATTGATCAAATCACCAATACCGCACCAATCAGGTGCTAACTTTACAATCTCGCAATCTTCACCAATAACTAAGTCGCCATTAAAACTTGCGTCAAAAGCTGGGTTGGCAACTACATAGTTAGTAGGTTGATATTGTACATCAAACCCATAAGGGGAACCGTGTTGTGGTATGATTCCAAATTTGGCGGTATTCATAACACAAAAGTTACCCTTTAAAAACAAAAGAGGATAGATATAATTTTTCGACCAGTTTTTAGGCATACCGTCAAAAAGTATAAGACTTTCTGCACGTTGCAAAAAGTAGCGAAAGTATGTTGCATAGTCCCAGGTATTGTTAATGTGAATCATGTTTGGATTTTGCCGTGATTCATATTCGTTAATAATTGGACTTGATACACCTTCCCCAACATAATAGCCACTATATACAAAAGGTTTCATTCTATAAACATACCCCCATTCAAAAAATCATTGATTATCGCTTTTCCGTTTTCAGTTGCAGAGCAACTAACGTCTGCACTTTCACATCTTACAAAACCAGTCAACCCCGACAAGCTTATCTTTTTGCATACTGGATAACCAAAATGCTCGTAATCACGGTTGGGCTGATTTGAAAAAATAGCACGTAAAGCAATAATGTTACTTCCTACCATTGTGCCGCCACTACCGCCACTTGTTTCAACTGTTGGGGCGATTCCAGAAATGCCAGACTCAATGGCAGAAACACCACCTAAAATATTATGCGTTGCAAACGAAAAAGCGGCATTGATTGCACTTGATACAGTACCTATTACATTTGTAGAACGTGACGAATAACTAACAGGAGCGCCACAATTTCCAGTAGCAGTAAAAAGTAGTATTGAACCTGCCTTGACTGTAACAAAAATAGCACCATTTATGTCGACAGAATATTTTATTGTTAGAGAATCAATATTAGCAAGTTCTTTAGAGGATAAGCGCGTAGTTCCAATAAAAGGCAATGTTAGAATATATTGCGTAAACGGTTCATATAACATATATTTGTGAGTATCACTTTCGCTGTGATGTGGTACTGCTAAAGAAATGCTATGTGTAAATACTTCTCCTGTTCCAACGTCTCTGCCGCTGTAACTTGTGGAAACATATCCTAGTACAATTTGTGTTGGTGTTCCGTCTGAAACGTCAAATGGTATCCATATTGCACTTTGTAAGTAATCTTGCGGTCTGACAATTTCTTTTTGCACGTCTGAAGGTGTTTCCAATATTGTGTTTAATCCGTTTAAATACTCAGGCGAATATAAATATTTTGTGATAGCTTTAAACGTTGCCGGATGCAACGATAAAAAAGAATTTTCGCCATTGCCTATAATGCAACACAAAATAGAGCCGACTGTTGACGTTGGTAAAGTTGCAGTTGATTGTGAAATTGTTGGTTGAGCTGTAGTGGGAAACATTGTATCAATCAAGTATCTGTTAAAGTTTGTAACATTTGATGAACGTGTTACATACATAGAATTGTTTAGAATTTCATCTTTGTAACTTGCCAAATAATCACAAGAGCATGAAATTTCATAAGTAGATTCTACATATGTAACATCATTGATAAAATAATATCTTCCAAACGTTTCACAGTAAGCAACATTCCAATCAAAAGGTGATACAGCCTGCAAAATAAAAGTTGGTTTTTCTACACTTGTACCCTGTTTTAACACACATGATACAGTATCAGAAAAAGTAGGAATTTTTGTACTATTTATTCTTTTGTCAGATTTTCCAAATTTAACTTCAAAAGCCATAATACCCCCTTATTTAAGAAAGGGGCATAATGCCCCTTATGTTTAATCAAGCAAAATCAAAATTGCGTTTTCTGTGAAATCAACCGGAGTCTTGAAAGTGTAATGATTCCAGCCGTTTCTAAAACCAAATCTTGCATTTAAAGGCTCCACGGCGCTCCATTGATCAATTGGCACAATTCCTAACGTGTCAATATCCATCATGATTCCCAGAACGTTTTCAACAGTCTTGTTTGCAAGTGTAAACTTACTCGTACCGTCTGCCTTTACACCTTCAGCACTGCCTTTAATCGTCATTGGATTTTCGGGATCCGTCCAGAATGTAACTTTTTCATAATCGCCCAACTCCGCTTTTTCTGGATGGAAAAATTCTGAACCATTTGCCTCAAAATAATTGCCAAATTTGGATACCAGATAAAATCTTAAGTCAGCAGCATCCGTGTGACGGTTCACAACTTTTCCCGTAAAATCTCCGTGAAAACGTGTGCCTCGAACTGCAAGGTTTTCTTTCAACGTTTTCATTTCCGCGCTAAGCCAAATCATAAATGGTCGGAAATCAGCAGGATTCATGACTGTTTTTGCGGTCATGGCTAGACCCGTCTCAGCGTTATACTTTGTTAACGCATGGAAAACTTGTGCTTTCTTGCACATGTTTCCGGTTGTCGGAGTGGCACTTCCGGCATCTGCCAAAATAATAGCCAAATTGGCAAGCTGCGCACGGGCGATATTCTCCAGATCAATCTCATAAATGTTTGAAAATTCAGTCATTAACATTGAGAAGTATGCCGCAACTCCTGCCTCTGAATCAAACGCTGCATTGAGCTGATTCTTATAAATAGTATACTTCCGTGCAAAAGTCTGTCCACCACTTGCGATTGTAAGAAGTACATCATACTTTACTGGCTTTGTTCCTGCTTTCCAGTCTTGACTTTCTTCTGGTTTAGCAAGCTCAACATTTATATTCCATTCATCATTATCAATGTTGGAATCGTTAACGATAGGCGTAAATTTACGAATATAGTTTCCATATCGTTCATTATCCCAAACCATACCAGAAAGCTTTCTGGAATATGGTCGAATTGAGAAGATCGTTTTTGCAAGAACTGTAGGAATAATCTGATAGAGGTTGTCATCCTCGTGATCAAGCCCCATTTTAAAAGTATTCTGCATTTGTCCAAAACTTAAATTTTGTCCAGTTTTCATACCTGTGTATTCCTCGTACATGGTATTGAGAATCGCAGAAATTTGCGTATAAGTTAAACTAGCCATAGTCTACCCCCTTTAGAAAAATTTACTAATATCTGACTTTTCGTTTGAGCCGCCAAAATTAGTTTTGCCGTTTGCAAGCTGTTGCGCTTTTACAAGTGCAGTTGCAAACTTTTCATAGTCAAAACTATCCTTCTTTGTGTTGTCGGACTTTGTATCATTCTTTACTGCCGTATCAGTCTTTACTGTGTTATCAGTTTCAAACGATGTAATTTCATCTTTACTGTAACCAGCATTTACAAGCTTTAAAATTTCATCAATTTTCATATCTTTACCTCTTTTCTTATTTTGTTGACAGCTGTAAACAGAATCGAACTGTTACCTTGTGATTCAGAGTCACATGTGCTACCGTTACACTATACAGCAATAACAGGCGGTTTGTCTGTTGTCCCCAACATGCACACACTGGCTAGTGTTTGGATAGTGCAACCGCCTACTTATTATATATCATTTATATTATTGTTTGTCAATTACAACATTATAAAATATCATACCATGATACGCAATCAAAAGATGCCAAAAAATCGCACTGCGTTTCATAGTCTGAAAATGTTATGTCACCACTTATAAACATTGGTTTCAAATACTTTTTACTACTGGATTGCCACCTCTCTAGTGAAGATGGTGAAGCATCAAAAACATCTTCGCAATGCGCTTTCATTGGTTTGGTTATGTAAAACTTAAAGTCCGACTTGTGAAGCCACACAGAAAACAGAGGTGTTTTCATGTCGTGCGTATACTCTTTTAAGTTTTGGTGACGTATTCTGTCATCTTCCAAATCCATAAATTCGTTATCAAGTTCCATTTTCGCTCTGCCTTTAGGCAGATTTCTATAAAAAGCGTTTTGTCTCTTTTTCTCTGAAATAGGTGACTTAAAAGGAAGTATAAGTGTTGTCTCACACCTGTCTACTTGCGTAATCTCTGTTCTTTCTTTCACCGCTTTGTAACAGTCGGGAATAAGTCGATATCCGATTAAAATGTTAGACATAATCGCGTTGGAATTCCCAAAAAACCATGTTCGTATTTTTTCCGTTTCCGAATCTGGGCGGTTTCTGAAAAGCACTTCCATAATATTTTTGTATGCCTGGAACTCATTTTTTATAGGTCGGTCTCCTTTTTGAGGAATGAACTCATCAAAGATCACATCATAAAAGCGTGTAAAATCTATACCAGTTTTGTTTTGAAAAGTAGACAATGACACCCCAACTATAAAAGGTTTATCGTTTTGCAAGTCCTCATCTGTCAAATATGCCTTGCCGTATCCTTTTTTATCATTGTATTTCAATCTGATATCTTTTCCAAACCAATCTGGTTTTACAAAGTCGCCAATGGTAGAAAAACTATTTTCAAGTGCAACGTTTGTTCTACGCACATACAAAATTGGTGACTTACTTTCATTCCATATATCACATATTAAGTGAGACTTTCCAATACCTCTGCCACCTATTATATCAATGTAACGTTGTCCAACATCACAAATATATTTGTAATTCAAATAGCCGTTTTCTTTATATAAGTTCATATTATCACCCCTATAATTTAAAAGGGTGAGCTTGTGAGACTCACCCTTGAACAACTTGTATTTCTTCCCTCTGCCACCCAACCATTATTTAAATAAGCTCAAAATTCATGTAAGTACGACCTGCTTTGCTGGTTGAACGTGTCAGCTTGAAAGATAAGTTGTACGATTCCATAAAATCAAACGCACTCTCCGCCGTCTTAATCACAGTCGGGCTTGATGTAGCAAGTGTTACTACTTCGCCTGTTTCTGTGTCGGTGTGATAGAAAACTGCAACTTCCTTCTCATCATCGGTTGTATATCGTACATAATCTGTAACATTGATAACAGAATCATCAGGAAGATTCTTCATCAACAGATGATTGTCATTTGCAAGCTTAAAAAGTTCTTTCTTCTCTAAATCTCTTGACTGTCTTTCAATCTTCATTTTCGTTATCCTCATCTTTCTTTATTTATGTAAGTTTTCCTTACAAGTATATAATAGCGTATTTAATAAAGTTTTGCAAATAAAACGTTATTTATTCTGCTATTTCATCAATAATAGTATAATTTTTAATCTGGTCATCTGATAATCCTATTTCATAATCACGTGCTATCATGCAACTATAGCCTGTATATTCAGTTATTGCCTCTTTGCCTTGATAATCAACAACTTTTGTTTTTGTGATGGTATCACTATCATTATACCAGATTTGGAAACCGCCACTGTTCTTTATTTTGAAGCCCTCTCTAAAGTTATCAAGGTTTTTGATTACTTCAACACCTCTTGACTTTTTGACTCCAGATATGGTACATCCAAAATAAGTTTTATCTTTTGTCTCTTTATACGCATTAAAACAATACTTCTTCGCCCCTAAAGTTTTAAAATCTTTGTATTCGGGTTCATACTTATTTTCAGACTTTATATCACTTTCACAGTCAAAATAGCCAATATAATATTTTTTGCCGTCAATATCAACAAAAGTATTAGTTTCTTCGCATAGCTCATATATCCAATTATTTAATTCTGTCAATTTGTCAAAATTAAAGTTAGTTGCTTTACAACTGTCTGTGTCACAATAAATATATGAGCTTTCCGCACATGCTAAAATCCTACGCAAGTGTTTTCTTGCGTGGGCAGTTGTATATACACCCCACACATACGGCAAAACGCTTTTTTCGCTTTGCTCTGTTATTGATTTTTCATCTGGAATTTTAAAGCCGCTTGCATCAACCTTTTCTTTATATGCAATATCATTTTCATACCTAGCATAAGAAAATTCTTGCCATTCATTTTCCAAATATATCATGATAGGGTGGATAGGGTCTGTTGCCGCCATGCCATAAATGCCATTTAATTTATTTTTAGCCTTCATTAAATCGTATTCAGCTTCTTCCCTTTCTTTGCTATTTGGGGTCGTATGCTTCACAGCAATTTTAAGTTTTGTTTTCGCCGTGAAGTATTCCATTATAACGCCTCTTACATCATCCGGGATATATCCGTAACGTGCTGTATAGAGGGTATCTTCTATGATTTCAATGCTGTCTCTATCAAAATCGTAGCATTCTTCAATTATAGAAAAATCTATATCCGTCACAGTTGTTTCTAGCTCTGCCGCTTTCCATACTCTGCCATTGTCGGGGTCACAGCCTTGCAAATTACGACATTTGCTAATTGATAGATACGGATTGTATTGATCTTCTTTAAGTCTTACATTTTTAAGCTTTATTTGTGCTATCCATGCAAGATTTTTACTTTTTATATACTTTAAACATGTTGGCGTGACAGGCATTTTTTCAAATGCTGTCACAGGAAATTTCATTAAAAGTAACATCGCCGGATACATGCTCGAAGCGTCAAAACTATAAACGTCATGATATATTTTTGCACACTTTACCATGTTGGCGTGAGTATCTCCACCGCGAAAAGCTTCTTTCAAAAGCTTGTATGTTGTGTCGTTTAAGGCAAGCTTTTTCTTTAGCATTCGTGTGGTAGTGCCTTTTCTTATAGCTCTTTTCATATCACGCCGCACATAAGATGTACTTGTTAGAGGTACAGTTGCAATAGTATCTTTATCTTTTGTAAGCATGTAAGTTATTGCTTCCCATAATCCTAACGTATCATTGATTATATATCCCCACTCTGTAGGATTGATATAGCTTTCATTATGTCTTATAAGAGAATAGTCCAGATCACCTTTCGCTTTTATATGCACGCATCCCGCCATTTTTTTCGTGAAGTTATCAAGCGACATGTTAGTAAGCTTATAACTACACCTCAGCTCAATACCTCTTTTCTTTAATCGCCATACAAGCGGTTTACGTTTACCAGTGGCGAAAACCTCGCTGTAGTCGTTTAAATATCCAATCATGAAAGAAAATTCAAAAGGAAGATTGTGAACGTAGATCACAAAATAGCGCGACTCATTAGTTTTGTAGTAAGCTTGAATTTTATCAAGTAAAACAAGAAAATCTTTCCAATATCTACCCTGTACTTCTTCCCCGTCAACGCAAGCAGACCACACATACATAAAAGCATCAATAGGCTTTGTCACTTCTTCGCCCTGGTCATCTTTCTCAATTCGAGTACGTGAAGTTGTTTCAATGTCAAAAGTTCCAAATTGATCAATATAATACGGACTATCTTTATTTTTGCCTAAAGGCTTGTGCAGAGAAAAGCCATGTGACGGTACATAGTCCGTCACTGACTTCACTTCTATATCATCATATTGATTTGATCTATTTAAACATTGAACTATCATAATTATAACTCCTGTTTTATAGCTTTTGGTTTTGGCTTCGCTCGATTGCTCTTGTATAGTTTGTTTGCAGCTTTAAATTCTCGTGCTTTATCTTTCCATGATAGCGAACTATTTTGTATAATCGCAACTCTAAATTCTGCCTGGTCTTTTAAATTTGGGTATAATTCTTCAGATGCCTTAAAAAGTTCTTGCAAGCCCTCTCTATTGTTTGTATTTATTGCCTCTGTTAACAGTGTAACAATTTGATCACTTGAAAGCTTTGCATATTTTTTATCTGCCAAATAGTGCAAGGTATTGAAAAGCTTATCACGAACACTTTTGCTAAGTGTAGATATATCAACCCCGTAACGTTCTTTAAACGTTGCTACTCTTTTATTTTCTACTTCAATACTACCCCTTGCAGTTGAAGCTTTTGCTTCGAGATAGTGAAGAAGCTTGTTTTCAAGTGCTCTCAATTCACGGATTGAAAAATCTTTATAAACTGCCTTTCCAGTTGATACATAAGAAGCGTTATAAGAAACGTGCTTGTTAAAGTAGTCAACCGCGTCTTGATATCTAAAAAGTGCTGTTCTATCCTCTGTGATTCTGCCTTTTGATATTGCAGTTGTTAATGTTTTGGCGCGCTTGTTTGCAACGTTGGCAAGTTTGCCAACACGAGCGATATACTCTGTCTTACTTGAAGTGGACTCGATAGAATCATAATGCCAACGTGTAAAATATTTTGCCTGGATTTCTGTTTGTTTCATAACTCGATACCTCTCTTTTCTAATCTTTTCTTGATTAAGTCATATTTATAATTATTTGGTACTATCTTTTTAAACATACTTGTGATCTGATTATCGCTATAACCGTGCTGTTTAAATACCATTAACAAAAAGTCTACCGCTTCCAACCCTTCAAAAGTTCTACATCCGGATTGTGATCTCGGTGAATCATTCCATGTCGTTGTTTTGATATCTTCAACCGCTTGTATAATGATTGAATTTACAAAATTTTCTATTGGTGTCAATTTTGAGTTATGCACTCCATCACTAGGACGTTTCATTTAACTAACCTCTCTTTTTGTTTTTCTTTTATTGTAGCATGTGTTTGTGAATAAATAAAGTATAAATTATGAATGAAATGTTAACAAATTATTGTTATAGTTGTGATAGAACAAATGTATCAATAGCGAGTGGACACACGAGCCATTCG